GTATCAACAGATGATATATATAACCAGTCCGGTGCTTCCGTTCCTATAGAATTGACAGCCTTTATTCTAAATCTGTAACTCGAAAGAGGGGGCCATGGCTCAGGATTGCCACTAGCTTCTGGATAACCATCGACAGATCGATTAAATTGCCAAAAATATTGTGAGTTCTCAATCGTAGCAGAACCATTTAGAACGCCATTTATATCATACCATGTTGATCCTTCATCTGTGCTTCGTTGAATGCGATATTTAACTGCTTGTTGTAGCAATGTACCACTATCAGCTGGTATTATTCGTATATAAATACCATCGATATAAGCTTTAGCTTCAAGAGCTAAAGGATTTAGTGGTATAGTCTGGTCCCTATTTTGACCAGCAAGCGTTTGATTGATTCCATCAATTTGATTATATAAGTTATCTAATGTTTGAGCTGGGATCCTATTTTCTATATAGCTACCACCATCAGCTGTAACAGGAGTATATTCTGAAACTCCCTCCAATTCATATTCAATCACACCAGTTTGTAATTTTATAGTTCGTTTTGTAATTCGTGCCGTAATGCTTCCTAGACCATATTCAGAGATAATTACTAGATCTCCGATGGCATAATTCGTTTTTGATTTAAGATTATATGTATAATCGCAATATTTATGATACCATGACAGGTAATTCGCAAGCGCATCCGCATAAGTTTTGCTAAATATGTATTTTGTTTCTATTTCTTCTGCATCATTCGGCGTAGCAGATCTCTGTACAATAGATGTATTAATATTTTTCTTCACTTTTACCGTTGATGCAGTGATGTCCAGCTTGAGTATTCGATCATCATACAGTGTAGAGGTATTTTTTATGCTTAATAATGCCCGATTTCCCCGTTGCTCAAATTTAAGAACCTGTATGTATTGTCCTTTATCTATACTCAGATTTATTCCTGAAGCGAAAATGATTTCTCCTTCCTCGTGGTTAAACTCGGCAAACCATTCCTCTTTACCACCAAGATATTGTTGAGGTGGAAGTGTTATATAACATTTATATCCATCCTTTGCATTTGTGGTGTCGCTAAAAACTATTATATTGCTCAGATCCTTAATCTCATACCATTTTACAATAATCTTTTCTTTCTGCTCTTCTTTCTTCGTCTGTGAGATCTCATCAATACAGTTCGTTCCGTTAAATTCCTTAATTGTGCTTAAAGAATCAGGATAGTAACGATATACTTTAAATTGCCCCTCATTATTGAAATAAAATACATAGCCATACTCAAATAATAGAGTTGCAAGTACATCATGATATGATTCCTCTAACGTAGCAAGAAAAACAGGCACTGTTATATTAAAGTCTGGGATATCATAGTTCGTAATACCACATGCATTGAGCAATGCAATTATAATCGTATTGAGCGATGTATTTGTATACCGAAACTCAGAAGTGATTTTTTTCTTCAATATGAAGGATGGACTCACCAACTCCACTTTAACAGGCTGTAATCGTTGTGTTTTTTTAAACTCAAATGTCTTGCGAATATATCCACTGAAAAGAATTGTAGAATTTTGCAATACTCTTGCTTGAATGTTTGCAGTATCAATTCCTCGCAAAAGATTAAATAAAGCAATATTAGGTACGAGAGAAAATGTGCAAGAGGCATCGGCAGGTTTTAGATTATTATGCAATACCTCTGTAATTACTAAATCAGAAATAGTACCTTCATAATTTTGCCATTCTGTACCAAACTTTATTTGTATCGAATAGGCCATAGGTTAATATCCTAATTTCTCTGCGTATCGAATCTCATCTCTAAGCATAAGTGCAATTGCTCTTGCATCTCCATTCACAAAACTATGTTCGAAATATATGTTAATAGTTACATCTCTAACTCCTGTGTATGTTGCTGAGGCACCCGTTGTACTTTGCTGCTGCATTGCAATAGATCCAGATGTATTTAAGTCTGTTTCGGATATTGCTTGTAATGACAATTGATCATAATTTAATTTCTCCATCCTCCAGTCTATATTAACAAATGGTATTTTGTCTAACGCACGTATTACTCCATTTACTACAGTTGCTATCATATTATGAATAGTTACAATCAACCATATTACTGCATTACCAAAAGGTCTGAGAGCATAGTTATAGATAAATATAAATGCCTGAGATACAAGTTTTATAATGGGCGCTAATTGCAAAAGCAGAGGTGCAAGCATTTTCCCAATCGTTTGTCCAATAATATCAAATATGCCAATCAATGGCTTCAATAAACTATCTATAATCGGTTGCAATGTTCTAAGAATGGCTTGGAATACAATCTGGAGAGGGTTCAAGATCATGCGGATACTATTTAATTGCATGAACATATCTATAAGGGGCCCGATAGCCTGTAATAAACTGCCAAACATGCTGCTAACCTGGGCCACCGGCCCAGTTTCTCCTTCAAATCCATGGCCATATCCAATATTTGCAACTTCAACAGCCGGTGCCATAGGACCCACCGTCCCACTAGCATTAATTGTTTGAGTTTCTGGAAATAAGAATTTTTGATATTTATCAGGCAATTTACGATCAAGAACATCACTGATTTTATCCATAGCCTCATTTATAACTGGTATAATAGGAGACAATGCATTATTTACTAATGTACTCGCTGCATTACTAAGATTCTTAACTCCCTGCCAGAATTCCGATCCTATGTTTTTCCATGCATTTTTGATAGCTTCACCTTCAAATTTAGGAGCTTCTGGTTCTTTTAGCGTACCAAATCCAAGTTTTAATTCTTTGTCTTTTGGGAGTACTTTATTTACTAAATCTACAATTTTCTGGATACCAAGAATGAATAAATTAACGAGGCCCACAAAAGCCTTCTGAATAGAAAAAACAATTATGTTAAACCCATATTCAAGAGGCCACCAGATTGTATTGCTTACTGCATTCAAAGTAGCATAAATGGAGCGCAAGAGTAATAGGAAAACTTTAAAAATAAGATCTGCAAGATTTTTGAAATTCTCATAAAGATAATCGAATGTAAACACTCTTTTGATAATTGACCAGACCGCATTCAAAGCAATTCCAGCAATTTCTGGAAGATTAATGAAAAAGTTAACAATTTTATTTAAGTTTTTGGATAACCATTCATCAATCCCCTCTAGGATCGGTTTCAATCGTTCGAGCACTTCAAGTTTAGCGATTGCGAATGTAGCACCTATTTTTTCTTTAATATCGCCGATGATATTTGTTATTTGTTTTGTTCTACCTTCAAGTGTCTGTGCAGCTGTTTCAGCCATACCTTGGAATTGTCTAGTTACCAAGGCCACCGCCTCACCGGATTCTAATTGTTCTTTTGTCAGATTGCGGATCGAGGGAATAAGCACACTAATTTCGCCCGCTGTACCCGCATATGTCTTTGCAAGATTTTCAACTGCAGTATCTAGAGGCATCATGCCTGATGATGCGAGATTAACTGATGCATTCAGTATATTCTTTATTTGTTCCTCCGTAAGGTTTAATCCTGCAAGGAATGCAGCTTGTTTTTGCAGTTCTTCATCACCGTAAATGCTTTGTTTTTGCAATTTTTGTGTGTAATCAATAATGTTTTGCAATGATTTAGACGTTAGATTCGCATTGTTTTGCACAGATCTAGTTAATTCCGCAAGCGCTTTCTGCTGTGTCTCAAAGGCAGATACAATATCCGATATGGCCTTCCCAATCTGATTCGCAGCAAAGACAGCAACCAGTCCCTTGAATACATTTGTAAGTCCCCTGGCAGTCTTCTCTAATGCGTTTAGGCTTTCCTGCGCCTTTTTTGCTCCGGCTTCATCAAATTGGCTATTAATTTTATAGGTTACACTAGCCATATTTGTCCCTTTTTAGCGCTTCATTTTCTTCCATGATCTTTTCGATCCATAAAGCTTGCATGAACTTTAGAATTTGCATGGTTCGATACGGTTGTCGGACCGCATCACAAGAAAATGGGAAATGAAGCCAATTACCATTTTCACGATCCACACATTGGTAGAAAAGATCGAAAAAGAATCGCCATTTTATATATAAATATCTAATCTCGTCTATTGATAGAGGATCTCCGCTGGAAAACAGAATTCTTGCTACTTGCCTGATTTCCCAGCCCTCCTCTTGCCGAAAGGGATAGAGTTTAACCACTCCTGGATAATTTCCGTATAGAGAGATCCAGACTCTGCAATGACTTTTGCCACATCCGCAGCTTTCGCTTTCCTACCTTCATCATCTTCAAATGAGTGATCAACAATGCAAGTGGGGAATAGTTTCTTTAATAACTCGAAATTAGCCTTACCATCTTCACTAAAATCTTTCAATTCAAGCGAATTCGGTTCTCTAAGTTCGAGAAAATTACCCTTATCATCTAACTCAATTCGTGTAGTAAAAATATAATTCATTTCTGATAGTTTCATCTATCCTCCTTTCAGTTCAATTCAGTTCAATAAGCAGTTTGTTTGCTATTGATAAGATCTATAGTAATCAGCTCATCAGATCCTACCTCAATAGCTTTGAGAGCAATTGTCTGTTTTACAACATCCCCACCGCCAATAGTAGGATTCGTTTCATTAACCTGCATGTGTGGTATTGTAATTATTAATTTATAAGGATAACCAGGTTCAATATTCTCTTCAGATGTAAACTCAAGTTCAAGGGATAAATCATTATCTGTCAGGTAATAACTATTTCTGAAATTGATGGAGGATGCATTGAATAGAACTTCTAATTCTGCAGTAATTTCTCTCGTACCAACCTCTGGCTCATAGAAATAAAGTCCTGTTCCAGTTGTTTGAAGATTATTAATCAGGTTATTATTGTAATTAAATTTGATAGAGGTTACATCCGCATATTCGACCGCATTTATTTTCACCTTACCTTTGTGAAACTTGAATGCTTTTAGTAACGAAGGAGTTAATGTTGCCAATGTTCCAGATGATTCATCTTTACCTACGAAATTTGCGTCTATTTTGAGAAAGTCTTCAGGAGCTGCCGAAAATGCTAAACTTTGAACTTTACAACCATTATAAGCTAATACCTGCGCAATGCGATCAATAAGCACTGTTAGCGAAGGTAGATGATCCGTAAGAGAAGTCCCAATAGCTTTAAATGTATGTTTATAGGCATTCGATGATCCTTGTACAAGAGTTGGGGCATCTTCTATTCCAAGGCATGCTTTTAAGAACAATCCGATATCATCTGGTCGTGCTAAAAAAGCGAGCGTTCCTTCAGTGCTTTTACTCATTGTAGCTACTATTCCGGATGTTTTGCCTCCGGTGAGAACGCCCTCATCCTTTTTATTCAGTTTTAGTTTGAATCCTTCGGAACTCACTTTTATTTGATATTGCCCTGTCGCAACAACCCCATATGTTGTTTCTTTACCAACTTGTACTCGTAATCTATTTCCACTGATCATGTTCTACTCCTTCTATTATATAAGTCCTACTTCTTTTTCTACACGAATTAGCATCTCAATTGCTTTACCTGATGGTATGCCAAATACTGCATCATAATAGTGTATTTTCTCGCAAGATGTATTATCCACAATACCACCCAATGTTTTATTTGATTCTATAAGTGCATATAGGGCTTTCATGTATGATTTCGCAATATTGCCGAGCGTGGCATTTGATACACCCACTCCTTGGAATGTTACAAAAATATTCACTTCTGCATTTAACGCTTTAGATTCCATAGTCAATTGTTCAAATTCATACTCCGGTATATAGAGATAAAAAATAATAGTTTCTGTCTTGCTTTGCACATCAGGCAAATCAAGCAAAAATAATACCGGTGGAGGCACGCCTTGATCTAGCTTTGTTGCTAAATTATTTTGGAAATAGGCTAATAGGCTTTCTTCAAATGCTTTAAAGTCCATATTTCTTCTTAAAATATTGATCTAGGATCAATTGCATGAGTTTATCCATTTCTTCTTCTGTTTCATAAGAGTATATGGTTGATCGAACGATCGGATTAAAAAATTCTCTTTTGGGTAGTTTCACTGTTTTTACTCTCTTCCATTCATCACCTATTTTAAAAGTGAGTACCTTTTCTTTCCTGGGCCTTATTTCATCAATACCTTCTTCATGAAAAGATGCATAAAATGCACCGGCTTTGATAGATCCGGACCCTGCCTTATAGAGTGTATATTTCACGGATCTATATAAGTCCCCAAGATCTCGTTTAAGAATTTTGCCTCGAAGCCCTTTCCGCACATTTTTCCGAGCCATAGATAATATTTTACCGAGCATACGCTTCTTTATTTTGCCTGCATCATTTCTAAACTCCCCTAATGCTTCCCTGATTTTTTTGTCATCAAACTCAAGTTCGAATCGTACCTGCATTACCGTATCCTATAATGCTCCAATGGCTTCAGGAATTTTTCATAATTTGTATAGTTGTAACGCTGATACCCCATTCCATCTGGCATTTGCAATCCCGAGAAAGCGACATTTAAACCTTTTTCGGCTAATTTCAGTGAAGCAATTTCCACACAGGCAAGTAGGATAATAGATGGTACAGGATTTAACCCTCCCGTGAATTGAATTCTGAGAGTAAGGCCATATACATCATCAGAAAAATGTATGTAATTATAATTGGTATAATAGGTAGCGTTAGTTCCCTCAATTGACAAGATTGAAATAGCAGGGGCAGGTAGTTTTACCTGCCGCCTACTATAAGATATAATTGTCATATCATAATTCTTTGGTTCGATCAGAAAACCTAAATACGCCTCGATTATCTCCTGTGATGCCTTAATGGCATCTGTTTTATATTGATCGAGTTCACTATTATAGTCACCTGTTACTCTATTGAAGTAATCAAGCGTGATCAGCATTTACTCGTATCGCACCTTCGTTTTCAAGAGATTTGGCGATTGCTACCGGCAGTTCCGCTTTGTTGCCGGGAAAATAAATTGGATATCCTTCCATGCTAACAGTTGTTAGAAATACAACGCTAATTTTCTCAAAAGATTCAATAGGGGGGTCTCCCCCCCCATTTTTCAATTCACTGCGTCTGGCCATTTATACCTCCTATACAGTTACCAGTTTATAGCCGTTTTTCGGTACGATCGTGGTACCATTGAAGAACATCATCGCTTTAAAGTAAGTATAAGTATCTCCTGTGGTTTCGATCGGCCTAATGGTTACTTCTTGAGCAATGCCCAACGCATAATTCCTGGGATCCATACCTACAGCGACAATCGAACCTGCGGTTATCGTTGTAGGAGCATGCCCCGTGGGATAAATGGGTATCCCAAGCACCGATCCACGGATCATGATTTCGTTCTTGATAGCATCCAAGCTCGATCCGCTTTCAGCAAGCATTCCGGCAAGGAATGTACCATTCAGAACAATCATGCCCGTTTCTGTTAGATCTTTGATTTTTAGCGCAAGATTAAGCAAGTCTGCGAGTTTAGGAGCTCCAGATGCACCACAGCTTACGCTATTAGATAGCGCACTTGAAGCGAACATCCCTAGCATTGCTCCGGAGGTGCCACTGCCGGTGATAGAACCTGCCATCATTGCATCACGGAATACATCCGCAAAAGCTTCAGGGAGTGCAGCTTCTATGTTTGCTCCAGACATGAGCAATGTCTCTGCTGATACAGGCAATAGTGATGCGTAAGCTTTCGGCTGTAGCGTTTTAGCTGCAAGAGCAGCTTGCGTATCTGCGGTAAGAGATCCTCCTTCCGCAAGAGGACCCGCTGTAGCAGGAAGAGGAGATAGAATCGGTATTACGGTCGATGCATTAGGTCCGTAGAATGTCCGATATCTGCTCAGCAAAGTATTATTCTTTACTAGTTCACGCACGATTTCAGAGATTACTTGCGTAGCACCCGTACCGGAAATAGTTATCGCTCTTTTCTCTTTAACCAGGGCTTCCAATAGATCCCTGAATTCCTTCTTGCCAGGTTTTGCATCAGATACAATCGGTAGTTTAAAATCACGTAGTTCTTTCTCCATTTCCAAAAGTCTTTTTTCAGCCTCGATCGCTTGTTTTAGTTCTTCAGCATGTTTTTCGAATTTCGAATAAACCTCTTTCTCTTGATCATTTAGCGCCCGATTCTCATTTTTTGCGTTCTCAAGCAATTTGCGCATCTCTTCGATCGCTTTCTTGCGATCTGCAATCAATCTTTCCATATATTCATTCCTCCATATATTTCAATTTGAATAACTCTAAATCCATCTCGGTTATGGGGGCGCTGCGTGGCATAACCGGCGCAGGGTCCTGATCCGTATGAATTAGAGCATTCAGTTTATCGATCCATACTTGGATCTCTTTTTGATCTTCTTTAGTCAGTCTTTCCCTACTCAATAAACCTGCAAGTTTTTCAATATCTAAATTATATGTATGCATAATCAGCTCTCGTGTATTCGCAAGTGTCTCCGTATATGCCGGGAATGGTACTCCAAAGCTGATTTCATATAGACGTGCTTCTAAGATTTGCCGCTCTTGAGCATTTTCATCCCATTGTTCACGAATTACAGAAAACCCAAAACTCATGGTATTAACAATTCCAGCCCGAACGATTTCATAACAATCATCTGCGAAATTAGTCCGGGGAAGTACTAATCTGCATCGCAAGCCATCTTCGCTATCCTGCAGTGCAAAATTCCCACTTGAAGTGTTACCAAGCACCAAATTAGTATCATGATTCCACAGTGCTACAATACGCTGTTCTTGAATCGTTTTTCTAAAACACCCAGGCTTCAATATCTCATAAAATCCCATAAATTCACTTCTAACGTTATAGGGGATGAAGCCTTCAAAAATCTTTTCTCCCTGGTCTTGTCTGATTTCAAAAGTGAGTTTCTTTGATATAAAGTTTCTTTGTTCTCGTATTTTCATAGACCCTCTATTAAATAAGTCCCTATTTAGATTTATTATCTGATACTGAATCAGCGCCTTCTTGAATCTTTTTCAGTTCTTCGAGTTTTAGACGTGCACCGGCAGCGTATGCCTCGATTACATCGTCTGTGAGTGGTCCAACACCATCACGGATAGGCACATCTCCTGCAAGTTCTTCGCCAAGCGCAGGAAGATTAATCTGTTTTCTCGCTTCATTTGTTGTTATGATACCGAGCTTAAGATTCGTGGTGAGGATCTCGTTTCTTGTTTTTGCGTCTGGTCGCAAGAATTCATTGTAATCAAATTCTAAGAAATATCGTTCTTGTTCATATTCAGTAAGAAGTTTTTCAAAATATTGCTCAATACGGTCTGTATATTGTATTAAACAACTATTCTTAAAAATCAGATTTACTTGCTCATAGTTGATCCCTTGCTTGTTCATGCTTAGTAATTCATACGGTACACCGAAAAATTGGCAAATTGCTCTCTCTTCAAACTCACGTGCAGGGATCAGTTCGTTTACATCGCCAGAAAGTTTGAAAGACTCAACTTTATTACCATTGAACTCAATTATCGGTTTGCCTGAATTCAACTTAGATCCAAGATGACTGTAGAAATCGGCTATATCGATTATATCTTCATACGAAACATTCTCTTTCCCAATCGTTACCTTTACTCTTGTGAGTATATTATTGTCATAGAAATTTGAAGTATAAAGAGCAAGTTTATTGCTGTTTTGAATAGATTGTCTAGCATATTCGATAATTGATTTGCCACGTATACCATCATACCCATATCCAGAAGGTATATGTAAGATATCTACATCTGTATATGCTTGCCCACCGACAAAATAAATCTTTTGTAATCCTTCAAGTCTTATTGTTACAGTTGTGGGATCAAGCAATATCAATTGCGATAATTCACCATCATCATTTGTAACTTTAAATACAAATGCATTCCCATAGCGGATCAGGTGACGCACAAGCGCTGAATAGAAAACAGAATATGTCTCATTTAAGTTTGGTCGCTTCGTAATGATACGATATTTGGGATGGAAGAATGCAATGATAGCGCTTCCGTCGTTTCTTCTAAAATAAAGTTCGAGTGGCAATGAAGCGATACTATTTGCAATTAAGTTTTCACAGAACATCACTGTCGGATTTGAATCATTCAGAGCAGCATAGAGAGAATCAACATAATAATATGCAATTCTTGGCAATTGTGTTGCTCGTTTTTTGAACCAATTAAACATTCATACCTCTACTAAATAAGTCCCATTGCTTTTGATAATTTTTTAAAGTCAACTTTCACTTCCGCATTCGGTTTTATATTTATCAATTCTCTTAGTTTGAACACCGCCAAAATGCTAGAGATAACTAAATCAATGCGCTGTGGGCTATCTTTATGTACTTTTGTTATTTTGACCAGCTTGTTTGTGGTATAGCGTCGTGCATTACTTACGCACCAGCGCATCACTGGATTCGCATCAATGATTCTACCCGAGAGTATAAACTCTTCAAAATCTTTGGTTGGTTCCGAGAGTACTTCCAACCGTTGATTGATAGGGAATAAAGCGATCTTATCTTGTAACTTTTCGATTATCTCTAAGCTCATCTGCGGATCATAAGCCATACTCTTAATACCATATTTCTCGATATCAGCAAGTATATGATTAACAATGATGGAACGATCTTGCGTTTCGCCAGGTGTAACAATAACAAAACCTTCACGTACCCAATAGCCAAACATCTCGCTATCACGTTGTTCTTTAGATAGAAGCTCCGCTTCCGGTATAAATACTTTGTGTTTTAGATAAATCTTGTCTATTTCTTTCAAATAAAATGCAATTGTATAGACAGATAAATCACGGCGGTCAGAAAAATCAGCCCCGATTGCGGAATGAGAATCTTTAAGAATATCTTCTGTGATTAGTTTCTTATGTTGTTTGTAATTTTTTTCGCATACTAAAAACTTTTCATTTGGCATCCATCCATCCTGCGAACCGATTAGCCATTGATTTAGGTTTTTTGTTCGGAATTCTCTTTCTTTTTCTTTGCGGTTCATTGCAAGATTTCGCTGTGCTACCAGCTCCTCGATGTCAACAAAACTTGCTGGATTCGCTTTTCTATAAACTTTTTCATTTTTCCAGTCATCGTTTTTATCTAGCTCAAAGATGATAGAAAAATAACGATCATCATGCACGATTCTATCAAGAACCTTTGTTGCATATTCATATTCAAGAAATCCAGGAGATTGCGGAGAAATATAATTGGCAGTAGTTATCATTAATTCCAGACTCTCAGGTCTCTTAAACAATGCAGACTCGATAGGAGATAAGATCGATGAATCATGCATTGCAGATATTTCATCTGCAATGGCGCACGAAGGGTTAAAACCGTCAAAGCTTTTCCATGATTTCGACAATGGTCGGAAGATAGATGCTTTAACGCTAAACTCTAATGCTTTTGTATATACAGTGATTAATTGTGAAAGTTTTTCATTACGCTGAATAAATTGTTTTGCATGATTGAAGCATATACTAGCCTGCTTAAAATCTGTGGCAATAGAATAAATCTGCCCTCCTGGATCTTTTAGCAGAAATAATAAACCAACGGCAGCCGCCAGCGGAGATTTCCCATTGCCTCTAGCAACGAAAATAAATGCTCGTCTGAATCTCCGTAAACCAGTTTCTTTATGGACCCATCCGAACAAAGAGGCAACAATGAAAGCCTGAAATGGTTCAAGTAAAAATGATTGACCAGCCTTTTGACCTTCATAAAATACTAGGTTCTCTTCAATGAAGCGAATAGCTAAATCCGCTTTTTCTTTTTCAAAAATATAGTTGAATTCTTTTTTATTCATGCGCTCAAGATCAAAAAGATGACGCAGGACAGCCTTCCGGGATCTATCACATGTGATTATTTTTCGATCTCTAACCGCTGCAATATATTCTTCATATTTAGTCATGAGAGTATAAGCTCATCAATGGTATCTTTTTCTTTTTGCTTTTGTTGTAGTTCTTGGAGATAGCTAAATATCCGGAAACGTTCTTTCGGTGTTACATAAAAACGCCGAAGGATTTGTTCAAACTTTTCGATTAATTTAGATTCCTGTCTACTCAGCATTATATATGTCTGTGGATCCTCGGTAATCTGCATATTATTTTTCATTTCACGGATTCTGAGCGCATCATCAAGTATATGAAACGCCTGATGCAATATAACAATATCCTGCTGCTGTATAAGCTTAAGGGATAATATTGGTGGTACGGTTATTTTCCAGAATAACTTTGTATCCTTTCGAATGCCTTTTGGTATTTTAATTCTGTCAATATATTGACCTGGAATATATATTTCTTTATCTCTGTCATGCCTAAATGTACCAAGTGCTTTTTTCAGTGTGACACTCTTGTTCATCCCTGCTACATCCAGGTAACACAAAAACTAGCCGGTGTGCACATTCGAGTGGTAGACGTGCGGGTTATTCAAAAGATCAATTTTCTCTGCACCCCTCCCCCGGCTTTGCAGTTTCTGTTTCTCACGCAATAAGCGCATAGTTTCGCTCAAGTGACATGATTTACACATGACGATCAAATTCTCCCTATCAAAAAAAAGATCTTCGGATCCTCGATGAGGAATAATATGATGCACTTCCAGTTGATCGGATCTGCCACATTTGCTACAAAATGGATGTTCCTCCAATATTTGTTTTTTTAACATCTTCCATCGATAGGTATTCCTATATTTTTTTAAATAATCTCGTTCATGAAGTTTAGCTATTCGTTCTCTCGTTTTAAGTATTTTTTGATAATTATTCTCTATCTGTTTTCCCAAATTTTGATGTATTTTGCAGTATCCATTGTTTTCAGCACAATTCGGGCATCCTGGATATTTACATATCTTCTGTATCATTTGCAACTCCATATAGATCGTTTATATCGGTATTAATTATGTGTCTTTCTTCTTTGCAATTACCAAATATTGCTTTGAGTACTTCAAAGTACATCATTCTTTTAAAATCTCTTACTTTATAGTTTTCTTTCTTTAGCATTCTCATAAGTAGCCTCGTTGCTGCATCATGCGAATATTCTTCGATTTGATATTTTGTGTAATTAATTAGTTTTTTTTTAGCATCCCCTCTGCATACCTAGCACCAATTTTTTTTAGCTCAATATACAATTTTTCTTGAGCATCTTTATATTGTATCCTCTCCTGCAATATAAGCATGTCTTGTTTTGTCATTTAATCACCAAAGCCATTGCCAATGATCCCAATAATATTGTTAGTATGATATTTTTAATCATCAACGTTTTGTATTCCTTGTTTAATTCTTCCAAGGATTTCTCTAGCTTTTGATATTCGATCTTTTGCGTCTGATATAACTCGTTCGTTTTGTTCAAGGACTCGTTCACTATTTTCAATTCGTTCTTTAGCTGCTCGTTGTTCTTCTCTAATTTTGTCAAATAGTTTTCCATTTCCTGGATTACCTCCTCTAATTTCTGTACTTGTATTAGTACCTGATTTTCTACCGAATACAATTGCGAACAGAGTAATACAAACACCAATGATAAAACTAATAATCGCTTCAAACACCATCACCTCCTTTTTTTTGTGTTAAGTTTTCTACAGCTTTCGATAGAGGAGAACCAATTAATGCAGGTATTACTTCTGCAACAAAAATCGGGAATAAAATATTTATTAATCTGCCATAAGCATCAATTTTACCAGTATCGAAAAACAATATATAAATTCCACATAAAACCATAATGATAAACATCATAACTGTTGAGAATTGCAGGATATGTATTTGTTTAATTTTACTCATATCTCTACCTCTTAATATTTTTTTAGTCTTCATTTTTTTCTCCTTTATTATTTTTGTATTTGTGTTATTTCTTTGATATGTACTTCAAGCGAAGAACGATCTCCATCTACAAATAAATCAAAACTATCTCCAACATTCAATTTTTTGATCTCTTTATTAACCTGTACGAATTCTTTATACACACGTACGCTAGTTGTAATAATATCTGGATGCTCACGAAATAATAGCTTAATATCATCTATGCTTACATTGATTATAACCATATCAGGATTTTTTTCATCTTTTATGAACTCTACGAATATATAAATGCTCTTTTCGATAATTCCGGTAATATTAATGTTTTCTGTTTTTTCTAATACAATCATTGATTACCTCCTGTCTTCTTTAATCAAATAGTAATTCCTTCTCAAACATTCAATTAATAACCAGCACATGCCTGGAAATGCATACCATCAATTTGCCATAAATTAACAAACCCTCGTTTATTAAATGCTTCTACATACCACCATGGTAGCCTACCCGGTTCTCCATAAGGGCCAAGAGCTGGGCACATATCAAATGCTATGCCCCATGCATGCGTTGATAGTTCATTGCTATTTATTTTTCTACGATTGTTGTAACATCCCCCGAATTGATTCAGACAATACTTTTTCAAATAGGATTCACCGGCAATTTCTTTGATCTCATACAAGGCATCTATGAAGGCTTCCCCAACCTTTTTATGGCAATATACTTTTCTCAAAGTTTCTCCGGACCATGAAAGCAGGAGCTCGAACGGAAGCTGGAAAATAGATAGATTCTCTTCTGCAAATGTCGGAGAAAGAGGATCCCCATAATAATTCATTATTTCTCTTAATCCGTAGGGCAGAGCCAAAAGCTTTATCATTTTACCCCTCTAACTAACAAGTCTCTTTTTCTCCAGTTCTTTTCGCTTTTCTGCAATAAGATTTTGGATGTATATCCCATAAATGTTTTTGTTTGAGCTCAGATATTCTTGATGTACGATGTAATCATGGATGGGGAATTGACAGACAGGGCAGAATTCGTAAATATTTTCGTCTTCTCGCATTCTGCCAACACCTTGTAAATACCGAAATTTGTTATTGCATGCAGGGCAGACCACTTGAGTAGGCAATCTATCGTCAAAAACTTTGGTTCTTCTCGCATTCAATCTTGTAGCGATCTCATGGAGCTGTGCTACACCTACCTGCCTCGCCGGTGGCACCGTCTTTAATAATTCGTTGTACATACGATCATATTCGTTTTCATCAATGCTTTTCATGTAATCAATGACCTTATTGAGCACTTGTGTATCAGTTCGATCATAGTAAGCCTTGACCTCACGGATAAATTCGCTTAATGTCATATCCCTTCCTTCGCAAGAATACGGTCTATTTCCTCCATGTCTCGCTTTTTTCGTTGCTCTACCTCTAGCTGTTCGAACCTAATGAAGTTCTTTGGATCAAAGTTTTTAGGTAGGTACTTCTCCAAATGGTTCCTGAAAAATGCACCTATTCCGATTTTATTTTGTATATAGTACCTGCCTGACGTATCACAGATGATTTGCTTATAGTTCTCGATCGCTTTCAGTACGTCTGATGAATGGATACCCCGGATATTTGGCAAAATATCCCGGGGACAATGCTGGTTAAGATAAACTATGTAAGATGATGGCTGGATTGCCTTGTCGCCTAATGCTTTCCATGCTTCAAAAATAATTTTTAAATAATCGTCATTGTAATCATTGTTCATCATACGATAGGGAACTTCAATGTCTTGAGTGGGAGCGATTTTTTCTGCGCTTTGCGCATCTAAATCTATATCTCTCTCTAGATCAGAATCTAGATCTAGATCAGAATCTAGATAGTTCGTATCATATGTATATGATATCGTATCATATGCATATGGTTTCATATCATATCCATAAGGTATGGATACGTTATTGATATCATATCCTTGTTCTTGTTTTGGTTCTTTCTGTTGTACTATGCTTAGATCGAACTTATAACCATTCTCTCTTGCATATTCCAAAACGCCTTCTGGCAATTTCTTGAGTATCGATATAATCCCCTTCTTTATCTTCGGTCGATCTTCCCACTTTTGATGGGAGGGCCATGCTGGCAAGATGACCCACTCGTCATCATATCTAATAGCCTTTTTCGCTTCTGAGAATTTTTTCCACATTCTGCTGATTTCTTCTTTACTGAATCCGCAGTCAAACTCAATGCGATCATCAAGTATCTTGTAAATACCAGCGATATTTGTTAATGTATTGGTTAACAGGTAGAGATAGAAAAGCTTCTCATTCGGAGAGAGCTTTCTCACCCACCCATCGTCCCAGTATGATGTACTAATAAACCTCTGCTGTGACATTATCCCCTCCCTTTTCTTTTTTCATCAAAGCTACTTTTTTTGCATCTTCCAGAACTAAATGAAGCCTGTCTGTTTCTGTGGATTTTATTTGTTCACGATAAAAGCGTTTTTCTGCTTCGGTGAAATTATTCTGATTTATAATTACGGATATTTCTTTGATTAGTTTTTCACGAATATTCCCATCAATTTGAACAGGTTTTGGTTTTTCATCGTCTATGGTTGTCGCAGGTTCAGGAATCCCGTCTTCAACATCCTGTGTGAATATATCGCTAACTGCACATGCAAGTATGGTAGCGTCTACATACGCTCGTTTTTTAGCGATCTTAAGCACAGTGTTGTAGACATCAGCAATGTCTTTATTCTCGATCTTGTCTCCATCCCCTTCTATTTTCACTACTTTCCAACCGTTGGATCTCTTTTTTAGTCGATAATCACCAGGGCCGAATAATTTTTGTAAGAATGCTTTCTTTTCATCATCAACCAGGCTCCAGTATTTACCTGGTAGATCCCCAACCTCCACTTCCGTATATCCTTTACGGTATCGATACTTGCTTTCCATCGTTGAACAGGATCCATCACCCTCAGATACATAGTTCCCTGAAGGTAGGTGTCTAAGCCTGCATTTGACTATATATTCCCTATGACCTCCTTCTAGATCATTCCGGTGGATCTCAAACTCTGGTACAAGCCGGAACATGAAATTTAGCTTCTCTGCACCTGGCTTTAACAATGTTGGCTTCGATGTACCCGGTTTAATTCCATAGTGCTCATTAAGCTTCATCACTTTTTTCATGAGATTCTGGATTTGCTCTATCTGGTGGACTACATCATCCACTGATAAGCCCGCCATATCTTGTTTTATAAGAGCATCACTCATAAGTCATCTTCTCCCACAATCTCGATTAAGTTCAGTTCGATGAATGCAGAAAATGTGCCTGCTCTCCTAAACTCGTCCTTATGCTTGAGAGCGAAATCCAAATCTTTGCTTTTTAGAAGCATGATGTGTTCAGGATGATTTTTTAACCAATAGACCGCTCTAGCTTGCTGCGCCGTCAGATTCCATTTTGCCGTTTTTGTCTGTGTCATACTCCACCCCCATTTCTTTTAATCTTGCTTTGTAATAATCAATTAACTTTATTAAATCGTAGTTGTAAAAATGGCGTTGTTTATGTGATTCGTTGTATAATTTTTGATACTCTCTTGAGCTATATAGCGATAAGAAATAGCTTGTTAGTGGGCCCGGATCGTGCTCATGCCTAAAATTGCAACAATTACATTGACAATAAGCATTACGCTCATCCCATCGTGTGTTGTAACTAATTCTCGAAAACAAGTGCCCGCACTGGAGAGATTCTTTATCGGTGCTCCCGCACGTTACGCATTTCCACCCGTCCCTGTTTCGGATATAGAAAGAGAAGATTCTGTCCAGCTCCTTTATTAATCTCTTTTTCTCCTTCGCTCTCACACTCCGTCTCGTTTGTTTTTGGATTTTCATAACAACCACCTCTTACATAGGCATCTAAATCCTGGACATGGAACCACATTTTCCGTGTCCCTGGGTGTCGGTAAAACTTTATTTTCCCGGCTTTCGCTTTACGTCGCAGGATAGAAGGATTTATTGAAAGATATTCCGCTGCGTCATCGGCAGTAAGCCATGGGCTGACTACCGTTTGCCTGCGCAGTTTTAATAGTTTTTCGAGGAGCGCTTCAATTTTGTATAATCGATCCTCAATGTCCATGGAAGAAATTAATGCCGAGGACTACTCGCCCCGGCTCGGGGCCATGGACCTGTCGCCATGGCTCGACATCCTGTTATGGGGAAGAGTGGAGGAAAGGGATCTGCGTTCCAATTCTTTCAGGATCAGATTTCTGATCCATTTACCTACGTGCCCACCGTCAAGATCAATCAATTGCTTTAATCGATCTTTATCTTGATCAGATATCGGAATTGATACTTTATAATACTTCATTTCCCTTTTCTGAGTAATCATGCCTCATATATAACTCTATTTAGCGTATTTGTCAAGCGGATTTTTACGCAGTTTTGAGCTATAATTTACGATAAATAGATTATGGATATATATCTTAGACTTAAAGAACTGATTAAGGCCCAGAACACAACTCAAGAATGGGTAGCTAAAAAAGCAAATATTAGTTTTCGTACTTTCAATGGCTGGATTACAAAACGAATATGCCCTAAAGCCGATCAAGCATATCATATCGCAAGAATTTTAAATACAACTGTCGAATATTTAGTAGCCGGTGACGAAGGCACAAAATATCTTATTGATTTATTCCAGCGTGAGGGGATACTTTTCAAACCACCGCCCAGGATTGCAGACATAGTTGATATTATTCAGGCCCTGGATGATGAAAAGCTTAATATCATTCGTCCCATGATTCATGCATTGGGGGAAGGGAAGCCAGAACAAAAAGTCAGTGCAAAATAATTCCATTCAAAATTGATTGAAGGGGGGAAAGAATGGATATCGGTATAATTTTAACTCTTTTATTGATTGCAGGGTTCCTTTATTTGATATATAGGGCTATTAAGATAGTCCTAAAGCTAATCAAACGCATTTTCTTTAAAAAGAAAAATCAATCTTTCTCTACTCAAGCTATTAATCGCTATCGAAGAACTAATGCTAGATTTGATCTATTGGAATGGATCGATGATGATCTAACAGATATTATTGTCCTTGATACAGAAACGAATGGAAAGAACCCGGGTGAATATAGTGTATTATCTATTGGCGCAATACGGGTTAGATGGGATAAGAATTCTGGATTTAAGGAGATTAGTCGGTTGGAACGATATTACTATCCCAGGGAACCTTTTAATGAGGAAGCCATAAGAGTAAATGGATTGAATAAAGAAGCCATAAAACGGATCCGTGGTGACGCAAATTATCCAAAGTATTTTGACGAAGATAAAGAATTTGAACAATTCTGTGAAGGTGTACACATGTTCGCAGGACATAATATTTCATTCGATGCAGGTTTCGTTCCCATCATAAAAAAGTATAGACGTTTCGATACAATGAAAGCGAATATGGATATTATCTGTGTATATTGGATCAATAAGAAACAAGAATGGAAATATCCTTCCCTTAGTGAAACAGCTAATTATTACCAGATAAAATATGATTCAGATAAAATGCATGGTGCGATCTATGATGCAGAGATTACTTTGAAGATTCTTAAAAAGATGTTTGAGCAGGCAAGCTTATAATGGTATCAAAGAATAGCTATTATCAAGTAAAATGGGAAGCCTACCGTATTCTTGCAGAACATCAGGATAGAAGCAATGCTGTCATCATCAATGATGTTGCCATAGAAAAACTCATGATCATACTTTTAAATATTCCGTTCATTAGCCTTCCGACAAGAGATAACAATTTCTCAGCATGAATAGGGAATTATTTTTCGGTCATTTGGCCGACAAATGGCAACAAAATGGTGTACAGAAAGCGCTCTCCCACCGTCCTATAGACGCTATATATAGCGTTTATCTGAAGATATATACCACTAAATACCGCTATATACAGTAGTGTTGTGGGTTCGATTCCCGCCACCTCCATATTTTTATTCTTTCTAATATAATAAATTATTTTTAGGTAAAGTCTCATGGCTAGCAGAATGGCTAGCAGAAAAAGCTTCAAATTTCCAGAAAATGATATATACTTCTTAATATGAGATATAACAAATTCCCTTTCGGTATATTCATTAGACAGAGAAAAAACAGTAACGTTAAATATATTTACTACTATTTCTATAAGAATGGGAAACGCCTAATTAAATCAACAGGGATATCTTTCGAATCGCAGAAAGAAAAAGGAGCGTCAATCAAGAGAGCTATAGAACAACTCCAGCAGCTCTTCAAAGAAGATTCACTGCATATATCTGACACTATCACACTCACAAGCTGGGTAGAAAATGAGATGCATTTTTGGGAATATGATCAATCAAGATATGTTCGCTCAAAACTATTGCGATCGCCTATAGATAAACCATCTATAACCGAACGCTATGTTTTAGATGGCAGGAAAATCTGGGAGAACCATATCAAACCATTCCATGGTAAATTACCTATTTCAAAAATATCATCACAAGATTGTGAGAACCTGCTTTTTGACTGGTTACAGGATGGGTCCTCACATAAAACCGTGAATAATCGTCGTAGTATCTATTCAACAATGATGAAAGAAGCTGTGCGTCTAGGAGTGATTAAACAAAATCCCTGGCAAAACGTTCCGCAACTCGCTATAAACTCAAAAAAGTTCGGTGGATTTAGTTTTGATGAAGTAGAAAGAATCCTAAATGCGCCGGTGGAAACGAAGGATAGGGTTTATTATTTAGCTACGAAGCTCGCATTCCTAACTGGTTTACGAATCGGTGAAATCTGCGGATTACAAACCGATGATATCAGGACTAAAACGATAAAGAAAAAAGATCGATTAACAACGATGTATTATATAAACGTAACAGGCCAATATAGTACAAAATTAAAAAAAAGAACAATACCGAAAGATAAGGACGCCCGGGCAATACCGATTTCAGAATCGCTCTATAATGAACTTGCAGATTTTATTAAACAGCAGGGATATTTGTTCTCATTCCATCCAGGTAAAGAAACACCTATTACAGCAAACAGGCTCCGGGAGTGGCTTTATAAACGCATGGAGAAAGTTGGTATTTATGATTATAAAGAACGAAATCTAACTTTTCATTCAACTAGAAGATTCTTTAATACATTACTGCGCCGAAGAGTTTCAGAAGATGTATTAAGGAAAATGACAGGGCATGGATCAGAAGAAATGACCGAACATTACACAGATTATTTGCCTGAAGATCTTGAAATCATTACTCAAACTCAAGATTTATTAGCCTAATTACTTAAAAATTACTTAAAAACATTGCGGATTAGTACTCCAACTAATCCGCCAAGGAAAGTCAAGAAAACCGCTTCCCAAATACGTACTGATTTTTTTGTAATATCTTCAATCTTAGTTAACACAATATCAATCTTTGCTTCAAGCTTTGCAATCATGTGCCATTGTGCTTGATCACGTTCTTGCATTCGTGCAATTTCTTGCTCGACTTTTGTTAGCCGCTGCCCTAATCCATTTAATTGTGCTTCAGTCTCATCAATTTTACGTTGCAGATTTGAGTGAATATAATTGTGTTCTGCTTTACTCACAAAAGTTTCTTCTGACACTTAAATTCCTTTCATTATAGAAGTCCCAATTCTGGCCATTTTATATCAAGCGGAAAAGACTTTTGTTGTGGAAGATCCCTTAATGCTTGTCGATAGCGCAAAATAGCTTCTCTCTTCTTTTCATCGATAGGTGCATCAGTCAATACCATCCAGTCCGTTTCGGCAAGTTTTCGATTCCGCTCCGCTCGAACCTGCTCAGCGAGTCTCTTAAGCCGCTCTTGCTCGACTTGTTCCTTAGTCTTTCCGACTAACTTCATGATAATCTCCTGTATCCCAATCCGGACGAGCAAGTTGAGTATAAAATCTTCTTACCACAAGCCACAGTTCTCCCTTCTCATCTCGGTGAGCTCCAAGAATTCTAAACACTGTCTGCTCGGCTATATCCGGCCATTCGACGGATTCAGGGTCAAATTCATAGACATCGTAGTCAATCATAATAGTATTTTCATCCACGTATTCTATAACTGTTTCCTGGTTATCCGTATGTACTGGGCTGTATTTAATCTTCATTACTTCCACCTCCCGATCGCTATCCAGTCAAACGATGCACTTGTAATTGTATGACAAGCATATCCTACTTTAACTTGTGATTTGGTAGCTCGCTCGTGGTAGGAAAAAGTTACACGACCATCATTCTCATTGAGAATGAATTGATAAGAATTTGTAGATAAAAATTCTGCAGGCAAGTTGACCACAACACCACTAGCGTACAGCACGAAATAAAACGACCATCCGTAGCTTCCAATATTACTATTCATCAAAGCCATAGTAGTATCTATATCTATATTACCGTTACAAATCATCGTCCCGTCACTGAATTTAATCCATGTGCCGTTTGAGTTTTGCCCGACTTCGACAATACCAGCACCAATATCCGAAGGAATAATGCCTTTTGGGACGGAAGTATAATAACTCGTAGATAAAGTTTCGTATAATTTGTAATCTGAATTATATTGTGGATTTGCTACTAGCAAAGCTACCTTCGCTCCACTCATACAAGAAGCGCTTATCCGAGGGCCAGCGGGATAAGTGTATACAGATTGCTCCGATGATAATGATCCGTCAGAAGACCTGATTCTATAAGCTAGTTCATTAGAATAATCCTTAGCATAAAATATAATTGTCCTATCATCAGGCATATATGTAGCAGAGCCTGCTAAAGCACTATTGTTAGCATTAGTAGCAACTTGTGTTAATGTTCCCCATGCACCATTAACATCCCTAATTGATATACCGATAAATTGATTTTTAACCCATACCGTTGCTAAATATTTCTCATTATTTATATTTGTTATGCTATATAACCTAAACTCATTTGTATGTAGATTTAATGTTTGTACATATTCACAAGAATAATCAGATAGTTTTATTCTATACTCTCTAACGAATCGGCCGTTTATATTACTAAAATTAACGATAAAATAAATATATTCCCCAGATATATAACTAGGAATAGGATACTCTCCTAATATTCCTACTCCCTCTGATTCAGTATTGATTGTATAATCAGTATCATAAGTGTTCCATACACCATTACTTGCTCTTTTCCGTAATATAACCTTATATTGGTATTGGTAATTTGTGAGCTGTATGCAAACTGTATAGATTTCATCAGATTGAGCCTTAATACTTGATATAACATAGTATGGTGTATTATCGTATAAAGTGACCCAATCCCCCCAAATTCCATTACTTTTCCTAAGCTCAACCCCCATATAATTATTATTCGTGCCAGTCGTATGACCGATTAGAATGAGATCTCCATTCGAAAGTTCAAATACATTATGCTGGAAATGTGCATATTGTCTTGGAAGTGTTTTAATGCTTGTAGCGCCTGAAATAGAATTAAACGTCCACCCACCATTATAAGTCACATCGACTTTAGAATTATGTAAAATAGCTTTTGTAAGATGACTTGTACCTCCTCCAGATAGATAGACCCCCGGATCACCGCTTGGGTTGCTACCCGATGCATTATACCCACCGCTACGCAGATGACCACCTGATTGTATCTGTAAAGATTTTGATAATAGACTTTCAATGAAGGCAGAATTGGATGCGAATGTTGATGCCCAGGCATCAGAAAATATAATCCCTTGTGATGTTACTTTTATATATTGATTATTTTTACCACGTATTTCTATATAAGGATCCTGCTCCGTACCTGATGCTTGCGGATTAGAAAACAAATATACATCTTCCGTGCCCACACGGAACTTGCCTACAGGTCTATCTGATGGACGTCCTGGGTAGTCGCTCAGTGACCAATAGTTATAAGGATCCTCTTGCCCGCCAGATAAAACGGATAGATTTCCTGTTATAGCAGCTAAATTTTCTGCATAAATCTTTTCAACTCCAAGTGCTCCCGGCTGCATGGTCCCATCTGCTTTGCGTGCTTTAATTACATCATAGGCAGATGTTGGCGTAGCTATAACAGGAATCACAGATGACCATGGACCTGCCGTTTTACCGACCGAATTCGAATATCCAGATGGAGTTCCTGATGCAAATATACGATCAGTAACAATACGAAATCTAAAATAATACGTCGTTGCCTGTGGATCTGTAGCCTGATTCTCAAGAGGCACAGATTGAGTCCATTGTGGTACTGAGATCCTTCGCCATTCCCCGATATTACCCTGTTTAAAGTTTTCTTCTGATGCGTATACATCTAATCCGAGTGCTGGTTTATACCAATTCACCTGATCTTTACTGATCTGTATATCATAACCTATGATACCAAACACATTCGCAGGAGGATCCACCATTGCTCGAACTTCACGCATTGCAGATATACCACCACCGACAGTTGGTTGTGGTGGGAGCCATGTCCCATACTGCGAAGTATCAACAGATGATATATATAACCAGTCCGGTGCTTCCGTTCCTATAGAATTGACAGCCTTTATTCTAAATCTGTAACTCGAAAGAGGGGGCCATGGCT